CTAAACCAACAACACTTCTACCCCCTTGTTCGTTAAGGAACTTGGGGATAGAGGTCGCGAGCTTATCTTGAATAGGCTTACTGACAGAAATGGCTGCACACAAACCAGCGAGTAGAGCGATGACATGATCATCCGTGAGGTTGAGTGGGTACTTGTTAGCGGGTTTTTGATCCTGGGCCTGTGTGGGTGCGGCATACATACCCTGAGGTTGCGCGGCAGCCATCTGAACACCCTGCATCTTGGGCTCTTCGCTCATCATAGGTGGTTCCATCATAATATCATTAATGGGTGTAGAATCCATTGTCTCTTTATGTTGACTCACATTTTTTTCAGATGCAAAAGACGTAGATGGATTGTCGCGTAAGGGGACCATCCCTTCCCCGTCGTCTGACAAATTAAGGGTATTGACCTGTCCAGAGGACATTTAATATACTCGCATGTTTTTCATGAAACTATAGGACGCAATTATTTTCGCTTTGTGACGGTTATAGCTGTTTTCCTATTGGCCTTTTTAGCGTCCTGTTCCTTCTGGTCAGCGTGCTTTGAATTATACATCTTCTTATGCATTCCCCATAATTGAGAACTTCCAACTTTGAAATTCTTCCTGACAGTTGCCTTGTACCAAAACACACAATCCTGAATCCTGTTAGACTTCACAGTATTGTCTAACACGAGACATTCATAATTTTCTGTACAGGCATCCATAACTTTGCAGAACATATCGAAAGAAGGGAAGATACCAAAAAAGGATTTGTAAAGTTTCTCTCTATTTTGTATGATGTTCTCCCTGAGAATGAACACATAATCAACATTAGCGCGAAGAGCTGGGGGTAAATCCATCACATATTGCATCGTAAGCATGAAGAACAGTTTCCAGTGCCGGCCGTTCATGAAGCATTGACGAATTACTGTATCCTTTAAGAATTTACTGTCGTACATGCAGTCATCCAGAAGCATAAAGGCTCCACAATTCTGTTTTCCTGCACCCACCAACTTCCTCTGTCGTGCCATTACACGTTCGATCGCATCTTTATCATAGTCACCATAAATGAAGAGATCAGGAATGAACTCGGAATAGAAATGATTACCCTCCTCTGTTCCTGATAGGACGATACCCGCTGGAAGATGTTTCTTATGATACATTATATCTTTCACGAGGGTCGACTTACCTGTATTGCGCTTACCGATAAATACAATGACCTTATCATCCGCAATTGATTCAGGCTTGAACTTTTTCAATTGAAGATTCATTCTATTGTATCGTATCGTTTTATTTAACAAAATTTTACTCATATACAGTAGGAATGGCTGGTCGTCTGAGACTTGCCGCCACAGGTGTTCAGGATCAGTGGTTGACAGGTGAACCACAGTTCTCGTATTTCCTGATGAATTTCAAAAAACACACGAAGTTTGCTATAGATACGATAGAGAGTCAGTTTGATGGTAAGATAGATTTTGGTGAAATCCTCGAGTGTAGTGTTCCAAATGATAAAGGTGATTTGATTCGTAATATGACCCTGAAGGTTACACTCAGTGATCCCACACCTGATACAGCGGGTCGTAACGACACCGTCTGGTCTCCTTCAATTATGACACATCTCATAGAATATGCTGAATTAGTTATTGGTGGGCAAATTATTGAACGAATTACGGGAGAGTACATTTACTTACATCAGCAGCTCAATAACACAAATGATGATATTGAACAAACTCTTTACTTCTTAAATGGACATGGGAATATCCTGAGTTACCAAGGAGAATACACATACTTCTTGGATTTACCCTTTTATTTTTACAGAAACCCAACCCTCGCCATTCCAACGTGTGCACTTACTAAACAACTCGTAGAAGTTCGAATTAAGACTCGACCATTGACTGAACTCATATACGGTGGTAAAGGTCTTTACGGAGCCTCATACGAACAGGATATTTCTGGAACGATCAATAAGTTTTCTCTTGACACTGAATTTGTGTACGTGACTCCAGATGAGAGTAACTTTCTCAAGTCAAACCCCATAGATTATATAATCACACAAGTACAGGTGTCTAATTTTAAGATGAAACCCAATGAAAATGAAAAGGATGTGTTACTCAAATTTTCACACCCAGTGAAGGAAATGTTTTTTGTATCACAATCTGAAGAATCTGTACAGAATAACTACCCGAATGAATACAATACAATCACAAATGTTGAATTACGATTTAATAATGAAGTTGTTTTCAATCGAGATGAAAAGTTTTTAGCGTATGAACAATCTTTGAAACATCATATTAACTCACCCCTCGATAAACAATATAATCTAGGAGGTATTTTTTCAGATCAATCATTTACATTCGGACCATCTAAGTTTGGGATGTATTCCTTTTCATTGAAACCCGAGGTACATTATCCAACTGGTCAAGTAAACATGAGTCGTATAGCACATAAACTCTTGAGAATCAAAATTAATCCACTGAACACCACAGACTCGAATAATACACGAGTGTACGCAGTAAACTATAACGTGTTAAGGATACAGAGTGGTTTAGCGGGATTAATATTTTAGGTGGATATAATAGGAATGGCTGGTAAACTCCAATTGGAAGCAACTGGACCACAAGAAAAGTATTTCACGATAAACCCAGACTACACATACTTTTTAGAAAAATTCAAAAAACATTCCAATTTTTCGAGGCAGTATGTAGACATAGACCCTGAAAGTGAAGCGGCATTCGGGAGAAAGGTACGATTCAAAATTCCACAGAACGAAGGAGATCTTTTACAGACAGTATCCCTTAAGTGTAAACTTCCACAACTCGATCAGAACATGGTATATATCGAGTCTGTGGGACACGCTCTCATCGAGCATGTAGATTTAATCATGGGTGGAAAGGTCATAGAGAGGATCACGAGTGATTATCTTCAGATTTACTCGGAACAGTTTATGACACAGACAAAGCAAAAGGCACTCGAACAACTCGTAGGTAAATACCCATTGAGAACTACATTCAAGAGAGTTTCTGAGGTTGAAGGTAATAGTGGAATCATCATACATAATACACTTGGTTTAGGTACAGACGAAGAATTTTTGGTTGATATACCATTTTATTTCTATAATCACCCAGAATTGGCTGTACCCATGTGTGCAATGAAACATCAAGAAGTTGAGGTTGAATTCAAGTTGAGGAGTGTTGAAGACTTAGTTGTTCATCTAACGGGGAGTCGTACCAACTTACCTAGTGTTCTCGAATCTCTTAAACCCAAGATCAAGGAGTTTTCACTTTGTACAGAAGTAGTATTCCTAGACTCAGTCGAGCGGATAGAGATGCAAAAGTTATCACGAGATTATCTCATCACACAAGTTCAGCAGAATACATTCGAAGTTGGTGTAGATACAAATAAAGGGTCGTTTAAACTTGATTTTTTCAATCCAGTGAAAGAGCTCCATTTTGTCATTCAGCGCCACGGTAGTAATGTAAACGCAGCTGATACAACTCTCCAGGGGAACTTCGTAACTCCATTCGACTATGATAACACATCAAATGTTGAAAACGGTAAATTGATTCTGTATGAAAATTTAGATCATCTCACTTTACAGTTTGATGGTGAAGATATAATCACGAAGGATACAGGGAATGTCATCTTTTTGAAGGCAATCCAGGGGGCTATTCATCATTCAAAAACACAACTCATCAGGCGATTCTATTCGTACAGTTTCGCATTACAACCGGAAGAATGGTACCCGACCGGTCAAATAAATTTCAACTTGATAAAAGAGCCAATTCTCAACCTAAGTATGACATCATGCCCAGATTTCGCACGACAAATTCGTGTGTACGCCACAAGTTATAACGTCTTAAGAGTGTGTGGGGGAAAATCCGAAACACTTTTTAATTATAAGTATTAAATAGAATGAAGACTGGATTCGATAACGATGTCCAATTAGCCAATAAACAGGCGGAAGACTATATGACTGCCATGGTTGATATTGTCATGCCAGTTCTTGAGCAGAGTATAGTAATTGCCGCAGAGTATTCTAAAGCTTGTGGAAGAAATGTAATTCTTTCAGAAGATGTGGAATACTCATCTAGGTATTGTGCGATGCATAAGGTTGGTCAGACGACGGGTAGTTTGTTCCCTGAGGTCTATGACGAAGATGATTCCGATGGAGAGGATTTCGAGGTTGTTCCAGATAATGAATTACCTACATTTGAGCGTTACTCAGGAAACAACCCCATATACATTCAGGTGAACCAGGCGTATGATAGATGGGATGCATGGGAACCGCGCAATCCAGCTGAGCAAATCTTAAAAAACGCTATTAATAAGAATGACACTATGGGAACCTGATGGTTGGAATTTTTCAGATACGAAAACAAAACTAACTGTATTGGAAAGTGATGGAGATTCTGATACAGAGTCATCCGATGATGAACCGTTATTCACAAAATCTAAAATACTCAGGAAAAGTAGATACAAAAAAATTAGTAAAGAAGAGTTACTTCCAGAGTAAAATATTTTCCCACGCTATAGTATACAAATCACAATGAAGGCTGCTCTTAAGACTGTCAATCTTGTCACTCAGGAACTCGAGACCCAGTCTCTTAACGCGATCGTGGCGGGCTTCTCGTTCGCCGCCGCCATGTCGTGGATGGATGTTGTCCGTTGGACCATCAGCCAGGTCATTAAGGTGCCCAAGAACGGTGGCGCTCAGTACGCGCTCACCGCCGTCCTCACCACTCTCCTCTCGATTGTGGTTTACATGCTCATCTCCGGTGTTTCTACCCGTGTTTCCAAGCCTGCGCAGCCCGTCTACGCGGTCTCTCGTTAAACTCTCTTTTTCATAAAAGAAATGAGTAATATACCCAGGAAGGTAATTACACCAATATAAATAAACACCTCACGGTTATAAGGATTCTTCAATTCCTTTGGAATGCTTATTAACGATTTTTCTTCTTTTGGTAAAACCTTATCTACTTCAACCTTCGTAAGGTTCTCTAACTTATCCGTAGAACACGTCACCTCGAATTTTAATAAATGATCTTGATTCCTGAAATCATACGGTATCAGTCGCCCATGGCTCATATAAAAAAATTCAATTGTTAGCTCCTTAATAAATTTTTGTGAACCCGAATGAAAATGATGCACAAGTGGATCATCCACACCATTAAAGTTTATAACGTCTGAACCATTGAGAAGTATATGACCAGTGTAAAATGGTGTAGATGTATACACATCTTGATCAAATCCATCAGATCCAGATGTCACCTTGAGTACCAAAGAATTTGGACCTTCTAAGTTAATGGCACCAGACCGAAGTACTTTATTCGTAGACGCATGATCGATTGACCCAAACCCCAAAACTTGATGCGGGGTCGTCACAGAGGATGAGGTACTGGTATATCCATTCGTTCCGTCGTGAAATTCAAATGTGAAATCATTATCACCCGCGATGGTATTGGAGAATACTAGACCATTTGTATCAGTATCAAATACAACAGAATCGACATTAGATTCAGGTGGTGCCAATTTGAGAGTGAGATCCGAAGCGAGTTCTGTACCAGAAGAATAGTTTGTTTCATCTAGACTGATTACTGTACCATCTACACTGAAACTCTTATTTGTTGCACATGTTGTCAACTGTGGTGTGGGTATACGAGCGGAAACTAACTTAACCTGAGACACATCATATATTGGATTTTCTAAACGAATGACGTATGTATTAGCGTAGAGATATACATTCGATTGGCGTTGGCTGCTATCTATGTTCAAGG